ATAACACGCTCACCCAGGGCAAGGACCTCGCCAAGGACGTTGCCAGCATGGGTCAGAAGCTCGCCGAACAGGGCTTCGCCATGAACGGCTTCGCCAGCAAGCCGGGCCTGAACTGGGAGCTTATCGGCCTGCGCAACGCCAACGGCAGCCCGATCTACGTGCCCTCGCTCGCCTCCGGCGCGCCGTCCACCCTCTACGGTTTCGGCCTCAACGAGGTCGATAACGGCGCGTGGGATGCCACCAAGGCCGTGCTGCTCGGTGCCGACTGGTCGAACTTCGTGGTCGGCATCCGTCAGGACATCACCTACAAGCTGCTTGACCAGGCGGTTATCACGGACGACGACGGCAAGGTGATTCTGAACCTCGCCCAGCAGGACTGCGTGGCCATGCGAGTCGTGTTCCGCGTGGGCTTCCAGATCGCCAACCCGATCAACGACGTGCAGTCGGACAAGGCCAAGCGCTTCCCGGCGTACGTCATCGCGCCGGCCTCCGCCGTAGCGGCGTAGGCCACCGCAAAGTGATGGCCATGGGACTGAAGCTGCCGGCCGCAGCACGCGGCTTCGGCATCATCGCATTCTGACATTAAGGAGGCCGCCATGTTCGACGACACGGGAGAAAACCCATTTGCCACGCATTTGGAATTGGCCAAACGCTGGAAGCAGATGCCGGACGACCCCGATTATGTGGATCAGCGTCTTGCCGATGCCTCGCAGTTCCTTCGCGAACAATGCCCGGGTTGGCGGAACATATCGCGGGCGACGCTTGAACGCATCGCCTGCGAGCTCGCCAAGGATGCGATCTCATCCGACATGCAGACCGAGGGCGCGGGGTTCGACACCACCGGTGCCAGCAATCTCAGCCTCACGGCGGGGAATTTCACCCAGTCCATGACATTCGCGAACCCTCGCGGCGAATTCTACTTGTCCAAGGGGCAGAAGAAGGCGCTCAGGCTCACCGGTCAACGCTTCTACAGCATCGACCTGTCGAACGGGGAGGCGTCATGAGGGGCGAAACCGTGAAAGTGGTGCGCTACACGCCCACGGGCGAGACCGACCCGGGCGGTTCGCCCGTCACGAAGGTCGATATCGAATCGGTGGGCAACGTGCTCGTCTCACCAGGCGCGATGAGCAACGCCACCGACTCGATTCGACCTGACGGCGTGACCGTTGCATTCACCTGCCTCTTCCCCCGCAGCTACGCATACCGGAGTCTGCGCGGGGCGAGTGTGCGCATCAATTCACATGACTACGAGGTGATCGGAGACCCGAGGCCATTGGGCGGCGGCATGAAGCCGACCGCCTGGAATCTCACGGTCGAAGTCACCGACGCGGAGGGATAGTGCATGAAACGGGTGAAACTGCATTATTCGGCATTCCAGGCGTACAGGCGCAACGAGGGCGCTCGCGCCGCCTTGTCGGAGGCACAGAAGATCGCGGCCCGCGCCAACTCCATGGCCGCGCCGACTCACGCGGGGCAGCCGTCGTACACGGCGGAGGGCCCGCGGGCGAACGAGAAGGGCGCGACGGTGCTCGTGCATACGGATAATCTCGCCGCGCGCATCGATAACGCCGTGCGCGACACGCTCGCCAAGGCGTTGGGAGGCGGCTGATGAACGCGGAGAAGCTGGTCATGGACTGGCTCAACGCGGCACCCGAACTCAAGGATTATCCCGCGAGCTTCGAGGTTCCCGCCGAATCCAGCGCCACGAACCGTATCCCGTTCGTCACCGTGGAACGCACGGGAGGTTCGGAAGGCCGGTTCGTGTCGAGACCATTGATCGCTGTGCAGGTGTGGGCCGCTTCACGCTGGGAGGCTTCGGACGTGGCACAGCGTCTCGTGCTGCCACGGTTGAAACGCATCGTTGAACTGCCCGAGGTGGCCGATTGGGATATCACCGGCCTGACCGACTTCCCCATGCCGGACGGACGGCCACGCTACCAGATACTCATCCAGCTCACCGTCAAGACCGACGAATGAGCATCATTTCCAGAAAGGGCCTAATCATGGCTAATGAAACAACAACGAAGAACGATTCCACAAACGTGTCGTTCGGCAAGTTCAAGGTCGGCGGCTACGCGTACGCGGCACCCGTCGGCACCGCATTGCCCACCGATTCGGAAAGCGCACTCGACCCCGCTTTCCAGCTCATCGGCTACCTGTCGGAGGACGGCATCACCAACACGACCGACACCGACACCGCCGAAGTCAAGGACGCGAACGGTACGACCGTGATGAAAGTCGTCTCCAGCTACTCCGAAAGCTACCAGTTCGTGCTCATCGAGTTCCTGCGCAAGGCAGCGGCGCAGATGCGCTACGGCAACGACGCGGTGACCGGCAAGGACAAGAGCATGGTCATCAAGCATCAGATGCCCGACGATACACCGGTCTCGCTCGTGTTCGAGATCGTTGCAACCGGCAACGTGAAGGACCGTACCGTCATCGGTTCCGCAACCCGTTCCGAATTCGGCGACCGCCAGATGCATTCGAGCGACGTGCTCGGCTATGACCTCACTGTGAACGCGAACGACATGGGCGATGGTGTCACCTCCATCGAATATATCGGCATCCCAAAAGACCAGAGTCTCTGACCATGACCGCAACGGCTCGACTAGCCAACGCTTCCCCTCGCGGATTCCTTTCTTCTCTCCTTGCCGCGAGGGGAACCCTTTTTTAACCGTCAAGGAGAGAACCGCTTTTTTTATCAAGGAGAATCAGAATGTCACGCAACCGAAGCCACCGCAACACAAACGCCAACCAGATTGCCAGCCATCCACAGGACCACAAGCAGTCCAAGAATACGGTTCGCCGTGTCAACGTCCGTGGAATCGATATCGGTATCGACCCGAAGGTTTTGGACGATTGGGAGTTCATGGAATCTCTCTACGACCTTCAAGCCGACCCGAAGGGTAACGCCTTGCAAATCATCCCATTCCTACGCCGACTTCTCGGCGACTCATACGACAAGGTCAAGAATGGATTGCGAGGGGCTGACGGTCGTATCGACGGCGAAACCATGGGCACCTTCCTGACCGAGCTGTTCGAGGAGATGGGTAAGGCTTTCCCAAACTCATGACGCTCGTGCTCCTTCTCGACCGCTGCCCCGACCAGTTGGCGGCGGACATGAGAAGAGAGTACGGGCTTGCCGTCCGAGACCTTCCGCCCATGCAGGCCGCGCTGCTGGCCGTGAATCTGCCGGATGGATCGCGTGTCTGGCAAGAACTGAACACGGCGCGCGCGTGGACGTTCGACCAGTATCTCGCCGTGCTGCGCATCGAACAGATGAACCTGTGGATGTGGGGCAACGAGGACCCGAAGAAACGAGGTCCTCGGCCCAATCCGTTGCCGCGTCCAGGCAATCCACTGCCAAAATCATCCCACGAATCCGGCCAGCAGCCCGAAAACCCCGATGGGAATACCGTACGCCGCACGCGCACCATCAAGGCCGTGGGCATGACCGTCGGACAACTCGACCGATTCATGAACCAACGGTTCACGACCGTGAACAGTGTGAGGAACCGACCGCAGACCGGACAACCATAACCAAACAGAGGAAGGCGAAACAATGGCCTATAATCTCGCGACCGCCTACGTGCCCATCGTCCCCTCGATGGAAGGCGTCGGCAAGGCCATCGAAAAGGCGTTCGGCGACGCATCCCAGAACGCGGGAAGCAAGGGCGGCGGTCAGGCCGGCAAGGGCTTCGCGTCCGGCCTGCTCGCCAAGGGAGGCATCATCGGCGCGGCTGCGGCGGTCACGACCAAGGCTATGGGCGTCATCTCGAACAGCATCGGCAGCGCGGTCGGCCGCGCCGATCAGATGAACAATTTCCCGAAGGTCATGAAAAACCTCGGCTACAGTTCGCAGGACGCGGCCGCATCCATCAAGAAGATTTCGAACGCCTTGGACGGCCTGCCGACCACAAGTTCGGCAATGACCGGCATGGTGCAGCAGCTCGCCCCACTGACCTCGAACCTCGACGAGGCCACCGACATCGCTTTGGCGTTCAACAACGCCATGCTTGCAGGCGGTGCAAGCACGATGGAGCAGGAGAACGCGCTCACCCAGTACACGCAAATGCTGAGTGCGGGCAAAGTGGACATGCAGGCATGGCGTTCGATTCAGGCCGCCATGCCGGGCCAGCTCAACCAAGTGGCCGAGGCCATGCTGGGCGCAGGGAAGAACTCAAACGACCTGTATGAGGCCATGAAAAACGGGTCGATCAGTTTCGATGATTTCAACAAGAAGGTCATGGAACTGAACCAGAACGGTTTCGGCAAATACGCCTCGTTCGCCCAGCAGGCGAAGGACGCGACTCAGGGCATCGGCACGGCCATGGAGAACGTGAAGAACCGCGTCGCCAAGGCCGTGCAGAAGGTCATCGAGGCCGTGGGAGTGGAGAACATAGCCGGAGCGATTAACGGTTTCTCCAGCCAGTTCGGCAAGGTCGGCGACGCTGCGGCGAGCATGGTCACCGGCGTGAAAGGCTGGTTCGGCAAGGCGGCGCAGGCCGCGCAGCCGCTCGTGTCGATCTGGAAGTCCGATTTCGGGCAGCTCGGCATGTATCTGAAAGGTCTGGCGGCGAACGCGCAGGCATTCGGCGGGAGTCTGCTCGATGTCGTCACGAATGGCGGGGGCTTGCAGAACTTCCTCACGGGATTGAACAACATCATCTCCCCTCTCGTCAACTGGTGGATCGCGCTTACCCGCAACGTGAGCATCTTCATCGGCACGCTTTCCGACAGCGGCGGCGTGCAGGCGTTCCTCGCTTCGCTCAGCGAACTCTGGAAGGGCCTCACGCAACTCGGTCAGGGATTGTCAGACGCAGTAACCGGTTTCCTCGCGGTCGGTCAGAACGGTGGCGTCGCAGCCTCCATCGGCCAGCTCGTGGGCGACGTATTCAACGCCGCCGCCCCATTTGTCGAAAAACTCGCGTCCACATTGCAGTCGCTTGGTGATTGGGCGATCGGCAACGGCGATGCGATACGAACCATCATTGCTGGCATCGCGGGTGGTTTCGCGGCGTTCAAGACGGCGAGCCTCATATCCGCAGCCGTCACCGCATTGAAATCGTTCGACGCGGCGGCGAAAATCGCCGCAGCCGGACAATGGGTGCTCAACGCGGCAATGAACGCAAACCCAATTGTTCTCGTGGTCACCGCGATAGCGGCCCTTGTGTCGGCTCTTGTCTGGTTCTTCACGCAGACCGAGACAGGCCGCAAGGCGTGGGCGGCGTTCACCTCGTTCCTCTCTTCCGCGTGGCAGTCGGTGGTGTCGTTCGTCACCGGTCTCGGCCAGAACATCGCGAACTTCTTCACGCAGACGATTCCGAACGCGATCCAGTCTGTCATTCAATGGTTCCAGCAACTGCCTTCCGCGATCGGGACGGCGTTGTCGAACCTGATTACGTCGATTGGCACGTGGGCGGTGAGCTTCGGCCAGTCGGCGTTGCAGGCGGGACAGCAGTTCGTCTCGAACATAGCGAACTTCCTCACGAATCTTCCGGCGACGATAGCCTACTGGCTCGCCTATGGCATCACGTTCGTGGTGCTGTGGGCCGCGCAGCTCGGCTCTCAGGCGATTTCTGCGGGCCAGCAGTTTCTCGCGAACCTCGGCACGTTCTTTGTGCAACTGCCGGGCAATATCTGGAACTGGCTGACCTCCACGGTTGCGTCGGTGGCGAGCTGGGCCGCGCAGATGGGTGCCAACGCGCTTTCCGCAGGCTCCCAGTTCCTCAGCAACGTCGGCACGTTCATCTCCCAGCTTCCGTCGAACGTCGGCTCGTGGCTGAGCGGGGCCGTAAGCGCCGCAGCCAGCTTCGTCGGCCGGATGGCGTCGAACGCGGTCAACGCCGGTTCACGGTTCCTTTCGTCCATCGGCTCCTACATCTCGCAGGTGCCCGGACGCATCGGTGCCGGGCTTTCCGGCGCGATAAGCGCGGTCGGCTCGTTCGCCAGCAGCATGGCATCCGGCGCGCTTCGCGCGGGCCAGCAGTTCCTGAGCAATCTGGTCAACACGCTTGCATCCATACCAGGACGCATGGTGTCCATCGGCTCGCAGATCGTGCAGGGCATAATCAGCGGCATCACGGGCAGCATCGGCAAAGTTGGCAGCGCCATTCTCGGCGGAGTGAAAGATGCCATCTCCAACGTGAAGAACTTTCTCGGCATCCACTCGCCGTCACGACTGTTCCGCGACCAGATAGGTCGGAACATCGGTCTCGGTCTCGCCCAGGGCATCAGCAACAGCCAAGCTGCCGTCATGTCCAGCATGAACGGCATGGCCTCCGGTGTCGCATCTACGAGGTTCACGACCCCGGACGTAGCTGCCGGATACGGCGTGAAGTCAGTTGGAACCGCCGTTCCCACAAGTAGCGAAACATCGTCCGGTGAGCTGCTTGGCGAACTCCTGTCGGAACTGCGCGCACTGCACGCGGATATGCCGCTGATTATGGAGAAGCTTGGCATCGAGGTGGATGGTCGTGAACTCGGAAGGGTGATACGAAATGCGATCGCTTAGTTATATATGCGCCTCGACCGGTGAGACGATCCCACTGGAAGGGCCCGGTATCTGGGCTCAGACGGCGGATGGGCTGCGCGGTCGCGAATGGTCGTACACCATCGGATACCGGAGTCTGACCGGAGTAAGTCGCACGGCGCGCGAGGCCGAGCTTGACCTAACCTATGTCCGCTGCCCCGAGAAGGTGGATTCGACGCGCCGCCTGTTCGATGCCGACGTTGCCGCAGGAACGCCGGGCATGTTTGATGCTGACGGCTGGACGACTCGCGCCTACGTGGTCAAGGCGGAGCCGCAGACCATCACGCCGGTGATAATCCAGCAGAAGCTCACCGTGGTCATGCTTGACGGCATCTGGCGTAAGGCCGGGGAATCGCAGCGCTTCTGGAGCGACGCGCTCACGCCCGGACTGGACCTCGACTATCCGCATGATTATCCGCATGATTATCTGGCGACCACGAGGAACGCGGTGGCCTCGAATCCCATGCCCACTGCCATGCCGTTCCAGATGGTGATATTCGGACCGGTGTCGAACCCGCAACTCACGTTGGGCGGCAACACGTACGCGCTCGACATGGACATACCCTCGGGCTCCTACGTGACCGTCACCTCGATTGCAGGCCTTCGCACCATCGTCATGACCGCCGAGAACGGAGACAAAACCAACGTGTTCGACAAAGGCCGGCGCGGAACCGGTCTCAACGGGGGCGAATACATCTTCCAGCCGATACCGGCCGGCGATTCCATCGTGCAGTGGAGCGGCTTCGGCGTCGATTTGACCGTCTATCAGGAGGAAAGCGAGCCACCATGGCGGAACTGATCGTCACCGATGCGAGCCACGTGGACCAAGCCAGCCTTGAGGACTTCACGCTCGACGCCGCGTGGGGCGCGGACGAGAACGATTTCGAACTGACCGTGGACCGGCTCATCGATGCCGGTAGCTACGTGTATTTCGACGGCGGCGAATGCGGTGGCGTCGTGGACTCCCTGAAGGACTCGCTGAAGGACGGCCGCAGCACCCTCACCTACGGCGGTCGCACGTGGCACGGCATGTTGGCGAACAAGATTTTGGAGCCTGATAAGGGCAAGGATTATCTCACCGTGAGCGGCACGGCCAGCACGGTCATCGGCTCGCTCATCAGTCGCGTCGGGTTGGATTCGGTGTTCGACGCGGTTGTACCGCCTGACGGCAGTGACGACCCAACCATCAAACAATACCAGTTCGACCGCTACACGGACTGCTATACGGGTTTGAGGAAGATGTGCGAGGCCAACGGACTGAAACTCAGGCTTGCCTATGCGTCCGGCCGGGTCAACATCTGGGCTGAGCCTGTCGCGCATTACGGCGACTCGATTGACAGCGACCTCATCGATTTCGACGCGACCCGCACGTGGCGCAAACCGAATCATCTCATCGGCCTGGGCAAGGGCGATTTGGCGGCCCGCGTGGTCGTCCACTGGTATGCGGACGCGAAAGGCAACGTCAGCCAATCCCAGTCGCTCAAGGGCGTGGACGAGATAACGCAGGTCTACGACTACAGCAACGCCGAAACCGCCGAGCTGAATCAGAAGACACGTGAGAAGTTGCAGGAACTGCAATCCGAGGGTGACGTGAAGGTCACCGTCCGTGATGACGCGAACGTGGTGTTCGACGTGGGCGACACCGTGACCGCACGTGACAATCTCACCGGCATCACCGTCAACGCGACTATCAGCAAGAAAATCGTCAAGGTCTCGGGCGGCGTCTTGTCCGTCGATTACGAGGCCGATTAGGAAGGGGGCCATTATGGCGCGTATCGACAATGCGACGGTCATGCAATGCGACCGTTGCGGCAGAAACAAATGGTACAAGGACTTGGACGATCCGGATATCAAGACGTGGTACAACGTCAACCGGCTGGACTCCACCGGCACGGGCCACGACTACCTGTTTTGCGATCAGGATTACGCGGACTATGTGAACAAGCTCAAGGACTTTGATAACAGCTTCGACAGTTGGATGCAGAACGGAGGCAAGCAGAATGGTTGAACTCGTCACCGGTCATGCGGGCAAGGCGCACGCGACAGCGGAGCAGGCGGCGGGTTTGAACGCCGGCATTCTCGGCTTGGATGATTATGTCCTGAACGTGCATGACAAGTTCGAAATCACGGTAGTCAGCGCGAACAAGGTGACCATCGGCACGGGCGAGCTGGTCATGCAGGGCCGTCACGTCAGCCAAGGCACGCCCGAGGACCTGATCGTCACCAACGGTTCGCAGGGGCAGAAACGCAACGACCTGATCGTATGCCGCTATGCGAAGGGCTCGCAGTCGGTTGAGAGCGCGAAACTGGTGGTGGTCAGGGGCACGCCCACCACGGGCACGCCCACCGACCCCGCCGTGAACACCACCAGCCCGTTGGACGGGGGCACCACCTACGACATGCCCTTGTACCGCATCCCGCTGGACGGCATCACCATCGGCACACCAGTCGCATTGTTCAATGTTTTGAAGCCGATGAGCGACGTGTGGGATTCGCTAACCCCTGTCACAGGCCAAGTCAAGATGCCGTATTCCGACAGGTATATCACTCTGGTTCGCGTCGGCCGTATCGTCACCGCCTGCGCGTATATCACGCTGACAAGCAATTTCAATCAGGTCAGCAACGTGTCCGTCAACGAGACAATCCCGGAGGGTTTCAGACCGTCCGGCGATTCCCGCGCGGTCATGCGCGGCACCGACAACAGCGGCGCGACCAGTTTCTACCTTTACGGCACGCCGGCGGGGAAAATGGTGTTGAACGGCACCGGATATACCGGCCGATTCGTCGGCGTCTCCGGCTGCTGGATTACCGTGTGGAACCGCTCCTAGGCGAACGTGACCCCGTCGGGGATGGGTAGCGTGCGGGGCGTGTGTATGCACCGGTCACCATTCGCCAGTCCTCCGATCACCGTGATGGTGC